CGAGCTGGATGATGAGGCCGCGGCGGCGATCGCGGGCTTTGACACGACGGTGCGGTGGGTCAAGGGCAAGAAGGTCGTCACCACGTCCTACAAGCTGCACAACAAGGTGCAGGCGCTGGACCAGGCCGCCAAGATCACGGGCGAGTACGCGAAGGACAACGCCCAGCGTCGGCCCGCGCGTGAGCTGACCGACGCCGAGCTGGTGGAGCGCATGAACGAGATCATGGCTGCGGCCGAAGACGAGGCCCAGGCCGCGATCGAGAAGGCCCGAGAGTCCCAGCCGTGACCGAAGCGCTCGCGCCAGAACGTCTCGCAACCCTCAAGCCCGACGCCCGCCACGAGCTGGGCGAGCTGGTGGAGGAATGGGAAAATCGGCGCGCGCGCAAGAACTTCCTGGACTTCGCACCCAAGGCGCTGTTCATCATCACCAAGGCCGGCGAGATCGTGCCGCTGCGGCTGAACAAGGCACAGCAGTTCATCCACGCGAAGATCGAGCAGCAGCGCCTTGCGACCGGCAAGGTGCGCGCCATCATCGTCAAGGGCCGGCAGCAGGGCGCTTGCTTGGACCCTGAAACTCGCGTGCTCACTGCCGACCTGCGCTGGGTGCGCATCGCTGACCTCAAGTCCGGCGAAAAGGTGGTAGCGACCGACGAGGCTCCGCACGTCCTTGCAAACGGGGAATTCGGCAAAGGGCGCAAGCTGCGCACCGCGAGCGTGGAAGCGGTGGTGCACACGCACTTGCCCGCCTATCGCATTACCCTGAGCGACGGTCGCACGTTGATCTGCTCGGGCAACCACCGCTGGCTGGTCCGCAACTCTCAGACGCAGTGGGAATGGCGCTCGATCAAAGGGCCGCGCGCGCTGCGCGTCGGCTGGAAGTTGCGCCGCGTCACGGACACCTGGGGCGACGCTACGCTCGACGATGCGTGGTTCGGCGGAATGATCGACGGGGAGGGCCACTTCGAGCGCCGTCAGACCACTGGAGGGCTGCGGCTGGCTGTGTCGCAGTGCGACGGCCCCGTGCTGGAGCGCATGCGCGCTCACTGCGTTGCCAGAGGCTACGGCGCGTACACGATTTCGGACGATGGCCCGCGGCGAACCAAGTTTGGCGGCAGGCCCGTGCATGCCCTGAGCGTCAGCAACGCTTCCACCATGTTCCGGCTGATGGGCCTGTCGCGACCAACGCGCATGCTTGGCGAGCAGTGGTGGAACGGCATGAGCATGCCAGACGACGCCGATCGCGATATCGTGTCCATCGAAGCGATTGGCGCGCGCGATCTGGTGGACATCCAGACCACGACGGGCACCTTCCTGGCCGAGGGCATTGTCTCGCACAACAGCACCTACATCGGTGGCCGCTTCTACTGGCGCACCACGAGCAGCAAGGGCAAGCGCACGTTCATCCTGACGCACGAGCAGAAGGCCACGGACAACCTGTTCGACATGACCAAGCGCTACCACGCCAACTGCCCCGAGGCATGGCGTCCGGTGACGCAGGCCGACAGCGCGAAGGAGCTGTGGTTCTCGGACCTGGACAGTCGCTACCAGGTCGCCACGGCCGGATCGAAGGGCGTCGGTCGCTCGGCCACTGCGCAACTGTTCCACGGTTCCGAGGTTGCGTTCTGGCCCAACGCCGAAGATCACATGGCCGGCATCGGGCAGACGGTGCCCAACGAGCCCGACACCGAGGTCATCCTGGAGTCCACCGGCAACGGCATGGGCAACCTGTTCCATCGCATGTGGATTGCGGCGGTGAAGGGCGAGAGCGACTACCTGCCGATCTTCGTGCCGTGGTTTTGGGATGGCGGGTACGCCACCGAGCCGCCGGCCGACTTCAAGCTCGACCCCGACGAATTGGTCTATCAGGAGGCGTACAGCCTGTCGCTGGCGCAGATGTGCTGGCGCCGCAACAAGCTGCGCACCGACTTCGGCGGCGATGTGTCGCTGTTCAACCAGGAGTACCCGGCGACGCCCGAGATGGCGTTCATGCGCAGCAGCACGAACTCACTGTTCACGATGGAAGAAGTTGCGCTGTCGCGGCAGGCCAAGACCATCCCGTCGTCCGGGCGCGAGCCGCGCATCCTGGGCGTCGATCCTGCCGAGTACGGCGATGACGACTCGGCTTTGACCGAGCGCATCGGCCGCAAGGTGCCGTGGACGCGGGCGTTCTCGAAGAAGGGCACGATGGAGCTGGCCGGCATCGTGGGCAAACTGGCGATGGACGCCATCAAGGCGGGTCGGCCCTACGACGCCATCAACGTGGACGTGACGGGCGTGGGCACTGGCGTGGCCGATCGCCTGATCGAGCAGGGCATCTTGAATGTCAACCGCGTGCACTTCGGCGGCAAGGCGTACGAGGACGACAAGTACGTCAACCGGCGCGCTGAGTGCTGGGGCCGCGCGCACGATTGGATCGTTGATGTGCCCAACCAGATCGCCGACGACGACGTGCTGCAAACCGAGCTGTGCTCTGTCAGCTACAGCTACGACTCCAGCCGGCGCATGGTGATGGAGTCCAAGGAGCACATGAAGAAGCAGCGCGGCCTGCCCAGCCCCGACAAGGCTGATTCCTTCGTGCTCACGTTCGCCGAGAACGTCAGCGTGACCAACCAGTACCAGGAGGCCGAGTCACCCGACTGGCGCGTCGCATGAACATGAACGACCACTCGAACCAAGCCCCCGACGAGACGGACAAGCAAGCCCCATCGCGGCTTGACCAGTCGCTGGCGCTGACATCCGAGGAATACCGCGAGATCCTGTTCGAGATCGAGGAACAGCCCGCGTGGCGCTCCACGGCCGACAAGGAGATGGACTACGCGGACGGCAACCAGCTCGACGGCGAGTTGCTGCGCAAGCAGAGGGAGCTGGGCGTGCCGCCAGCCATCGAAGACCTGATCGGGCCGGCGCTGCTGTCGATCCAGGGCTACGAGGCCACCGTGCGCACCGACTGGCGCGTGACGCCCAACGGTGAGCCCGACGGGCAGGACGTGGCCGATGCGCTCAATTTCAAGCTGAACCAGGCTGAGCGTCACTCCAAGGCTGACCGCGCATGCTCAGCGGCGTTCCGCCCGCAGATCGGGTGCGGCATGGGCTGGGTCGAAGTCTCGCGCGAGAGCGATCCGTTCCGCTACCCGTACCGCTGCACGCCGATCCACCGTAACGAAATTCATTGGGACATGAGCGGCGGGCCGACGGCCGATCCGCTGGACTGGCGCTGGCTGCGGCGCGTGAAGTGGCTGCACCCTGAGCGCGTGGCGCTGTCGTTTCCGAAGCACAAGTCGATGCTCGAAGGCATCAGCCGCTACGGCTCGACGTGGTGGGACGAGGCGCTGACGATCGACGGCGGCACCAGCACCGGCCTGCAGAACGGCTGGGCCAGCGGGCGTCCGTTCTCGTTGCAGGAAGACCACTGGTTCAACGCCTCAAAGCGCGAGGTCTGCCTGGCCGAGCTGTGGTATCGCCGCTGGGTGAGCGCACTGGTGCTGCGCATGCGCGACGGCCGTGTGGTCGAGTACGACAAGCGCAACTCGGCCCACGACTTGGCACTGGCGACTGGTTTCGGCGTGGCCGAGCGCGCCACCATCGCGCGCGTGCGCCGTGCCTACTGGCTGGGTCCGATGCAACTGCACGACGGCCCGACGCCCTACAGCCACCCACACTTCCCCTACGTGCCGTTCTTCGGGTTCCGCGAGGATGTGACGGGCGTGCCGTACGGCTATGTGCGCTCGATGAAGTACCCGCAGGACAGCATCAACTCGGGTCAGTCAAAGCTGCGCTGGGGCATGTCGGTGACGCGCATCGAGCGCACGAAAGGCGCCGTTGCCATGACCGACGCACAACTTCGCCGCCAGGTCGCGCGGCCCGACGCCGACATCCTGCTCGATGCCGCGCACATGGCCCAGGCAGGCGCACGCTTCGAGGTCAAGCGCGACTACGAGCTGACGCAGCAGCACTACCAGATGTTGGAGGACAACCGCTTGTCGATCGAGCGGGTGTCGAGCATTACGTCGGGATTCATCGGCCGCCAGGGCACCGCGCGCTCGGGCATCCAGGAGCAGACGCAGGTCGAGCAGAGCAACCAGTCGCTGGCGCACATCATGGACAAGTTCCGCGAGGCGCGGACGATGATGGGCGAGCTGCTGCTGGCGATGATCGTCGAGGACATCGGCAGAAACGAGACGGCGGTGGTGATCGAGGGCGACGCCATCACGCCGGAACGTCAGGTGGTGCTGAACAAACCCGAGCTGGACGAGTTCGGGCAGCCGTACCTGTCCAACGACCTGCATCGGATCCGCCTCAAGGTGGCGCTGGAGGACGTGCCGAGCACCAACAGCTACCGCGGCCAGCAGCTCAA